TGTCGTCAATAAGCTCGAGCGCATCTTTGATCGCCTGCCAGGTAGTATCTGCCCGGGTACCCTCCTGGAGATTGATGACTACCGGAGAGTCAATTTCCACAACCTCACCGTCCAGGGTCATTTTCAAGTCATCACCCACAAACTTCAACTGTTCAATTTGGGTATCATAGACGGCCGCAACCTCACCATCCAGGGTTATCTTTAAATCTTCTCCGATAAACTTGAACTGTTCCAATTGAGTATCGTACACTGGTTCGCCATCCAAGGTAATTTTGAGATCTTCGCCAATGAATTTGAACTGTTCCAACTGCGTATCGTATACAGCGACTCCATTCAAGGTAACCGCCAACGGGCTATCGGGACTCACCAATACCAAGCTTCCATCAGCGTCCACCAGATAGAGTACACAGGTCCTCTTCGGTCCGGTATTCTGGGCCCCGGCCTGGAAAGAGAAAAATAACCCCAATATAAGCAGTAGCAGAATAATTTTAATTTTCCCCGCCTGCCATCTGTCGGACAGGGCTTTTTGATTTTTCATCTTCTTCATCACCCCCTCGTTTTGAAATTCTGTTCAAACTGAATTTTCATTTCAATGAGCCGTCCCCGGAAGGGAAAACCTTCAATTTGAGGTTCAGAGCGCGGAAACTCAAACATAATAATTCCCACGCTCCCCAGCGAAGGATCCGCCCCCAGGGCTTTTTTGATGTCCTCTTCGATGTCCATGATCCCTTTGGTTTCATCGTCTCCCCTGATCTGTTTGGCGTAATCATAGACATAAAGAAATAGGTACAGAATGATGCTATAAGTCACCGTCACCTGGTAAGGGAAAGCCTTTATCTCTTCTGAGGAGGATCCATCCTCCATAAAGATACAGGGAAAATGCGGCTTAGGCGCCTCAAACAGTTTAGGATTCACTCCTTCATGGACCTTCTTGATATAGGCGCTAAGGGTACTGTCATTCTCCAGTGTAGTCTTCACCTTAGTCCAGATAGCTTCTTTCGTAGCCATTAGCTTGCCCTTATTGCTTTCTCAATATATTGCATAATCAGGTTCCGGATCTGGTCCTTATCTTGCTCTTGAAAAAGAATAAATGGACGGGGAGGAATCGTCACTGTACGTGCCGGTTGCTGCACACTCTTGACAAAAATTTCCGTTCCTCCAATCCAGAAATGCAGGGCTTTCGCTTTCTTGGGCTTGATGGTCCGGGCCGGAATCCGTACCGTTCCCCCTTCCTGTAGTTTGCGGGCATAGCCCAGGTTGGTACCCATCACCAGAGACATATCCGTAAGCCGATAGACATTGGATATCGAAGCTCGTAATCTTCCCGTATCCAGGAGAGCTTTCTCTCCCCCCCCTTTCCGGGTCTTATGCCGCCATCGCCGCATAGTAATAGTCATAGGAGAGAGTTCCTTCCAGCGTTCCGGCCGTCCCTGCTGGCGGAAATTCTGGTCAATGGAGCGCAGCATATACTGCCCGGCCAGCTTGAGGGGAGCTTTGAGATCCTTTCCTTTAGCTGCCAGCCTGGTCAAAGACTTAGCCAGCTCCTTATCGCCTTTCAGCGATATACTCATCGAAAGACCTTGCTTAACCATCCTTATTCTCTTTCATCATCCTCGTCCTTAATCCTCTCCGGATCCACCCCCCACTTGGTCTCATCGCCGTGAGTGAAGGTGGATTCGTAATCCTCCGTTGAAGATTTCACCCGCTTATCCCGTCCGGCCGCATCATCCTCATCTAATTTGTACCCCTTCTCACAATACTCCTCCAGCTTCTTGGAGGGATTCCCGAACTGCTTCACATACTCCTCAGCCTGATGGGCCTTCTCTCCGAATACCAGCCGCAGGCAGAAATATACCGCCAGGTCAATGACTATATTCTTGGCCCCCTGGCTGATATTGGAAAGCGGGGTAGTCCGGTACCTACCTACCACCATGTCAAAGTGTCCCTCAGCCCGGGTAATCGCCTCGGTCTTCTGGGTCGAAGTCAGGTCATCCGAGCTGAGATAGGCCAAGCTAAAACTCAGGTCATCGCTGTCCATGTAGTTACCCATTTTTTAAAGCAATAAGAATTAAGCTTAATTCTTAATCCTGGTTTTACTCGGTTACCTCAATACCTACTCTGTATTTGAGTCTGATACCGTAAATATACCCGCTATCACCACTATCAGTTTCCGGGAAAAGTGCAATTGTTAAAACATTGTCCGCTGCTACACAAGTATCCGCCCCAATCCCGTCGGAGAGAGTTTGCAGACCTGCCCATTCACGAGTGGCTATCTCGGCATCACTGTCAAGCTGAACTGTGTCGCTTATGTCGGGCACAGTATCACCGTAGTCATAGATATGCACACGCAAATCCATGCTGTCCCCGATAATTTGCTCATTGATATCGAATTCGATTATTAAATCACTGGCACTGCCGACATCCACAAAAGTCTCCGGTAACTGGATAGTGAACAGCATCGTATCGCCAGTATCGGCAATATGCACATTTCCTTCGGTCCCATAAGCCTGAGATGAACCGCTTAATCCGGTGCATACCAAACCATGCCCAGGTTGGTCTATATCCATAACCGTAGCTGATACATAGCTAACCCCCATAATGCGGTATTTATGGGTTTTGCTATCGGTACTAATGGTCATATAGCCAGTATCAGCAGTGGCAATCCTCTCTATGTCTGCCTCACCCAATACCTTTAAATCAGCCCGGACCAGGGCATTCCAGAATACATCCGTCCAGCGTTTAGCTGCATCTGCCCTCCAGGTAATTAGGCCAATGAAAACTACACAGGCAGCCAAAAAGACCAAAAACTTCAGTTTCGCTTTATTTCTCATTTCTTTCTCTCACCCCCTTATATTTGATATAAATCTGTAGGGGCGAGTTTATCTCGCCCGCCTTTTTAGGCGGCATAAAGCCGCCCCTACAGGTCATTTATTCATCCAATTGCTCTAGCTAGATCACTCCTTACAGTTATAGATCAGGTATCCACAATCGGCAGAAGTGAGTTTCTCATCCTGGAAAGTACCGGCTTCTACCCAATCCGAATGTTTTTTCTCCTCTCGGGCTATCCGCACCTCATACATCTGGCCGGAAGCTTTGAGTTTGCACTTGAAGGTATAACCCAGAGATGGTTTTTTCCGGCCTGGTTTGGGCTCGATGTAGGCAATCAGGCAGTTGTCTCCCCAGAGTCGGGTCAGTGTGGGTGTCGCCTTTTTCGGAGTGGAGTTATAGAGCGTTTTGCCGATGATGATATTCTCCATCCCAATTAGCTCAGCGATTTTTGCCGCGCTTGCTACGCCTAGGCCCACATGCTTAACTCTATCTATCACATCAGGATGATTCTTCAGTTGGAGCCAGGCCTCATTTCCTAAAATCATAGTATTGGGATCTCTGCCGATCAGTGCGGCAACGGCATCCTTGCCGGTATCTATATCACCGAGCGGGTCACCATTAGTGGTATCGCTCCAATACTTAAGCCCTGTCCCTCCGGTGAGGGTGATATTATTAGTGATATAGGTCTTGGAGAAGGCAATATCCGCAATTCTTTTCTCCCAGCCGAGCAGGATCATATCGGTGAGCATCTCCACGGATTCAACCTTGGCATCCATTGCGCTGGCATAATATTTGAGGTCCCGGTCATCAATGAGGTCATGCAGAGCATATTCCTCACAGGCATAGCTGTCCTCAGTTACGGTCCAGGGAATCTCCCGGGATTCCGTCCTGGGGGCACGCTTGCTTTCCGGAACTTCAAACCGTTCTTTCCCGAAGACGAAGAATCTTCCCTCTTCGGTCCCGACCGGAATGATCGGGAATACTCTGCCCGCAATAAAAACCAAGTTGCGGTAGGCGATTGACAGATTCGTCAATATAGGATCAATCTGTATTGCACCAGGTTCTGGTGGCATTTTAGTTCACCTCCTTATTTAGTTTATAGTTGATGGTTTATGGTCTATAGCCTTTTTAAGCTATCAACTATAGACTGTCGACTATCAACTGATTTTAGGCGTCACTCGCATGTGCGGTGAAAGCCGTAATCAACGCATCTATCCTCACATTCGTAGAGCTACCGGTTTGTAGAGCTATCGCTCCGCACCATTCGCCAGCAGTGTCAACGACTTCCCCTTCAGCGTTGGCATCGGAAGTAATAAGCTTAGCGATAGCTACCGTTTCGGCAACAATCAATTTGCTTATATTTCCCGGCAGCCTCACTCTGGCAGCTTCTCCATCCCCGGGCGCATTTTGCAGGATTCCGATAGTTCTTCCGTTCGCACCCGCAGCGACTACTTGGTTGTCGGCATCTAGCACTACGAAGTGATATTGGTAATCTGATAAGTCCTCACCGGCCTTAAAGGTTTTGTCTTCAGGCATTTTAGTTCACCTCCCCCTTTTTTTAGGATTAAGTTGTAAGAATTAAGGATTAAGCTTAATTCTTAATCCTGAATCCTTAATTCTATTTCGCTATTTCCTCCTGATACTTCTTCACCAGCTCAGGCTCTTCAGCTTGCAGCTTTTTCAGAGCATCACCATAGGTCAGCTCCTCATCCTCCTTGAGCATCTCTTTCACTTTCTTATCCACCTCTTGAACTGCCGTTTTTTCCTTCTCACCCTCACCAGATTGGCTATATTCCTTGAAAATACCTTCGGCAAAGTTGGGCTGAGTTTCCAGGAATTTCTCCAGGAGCTCTCTCTGGGAAACTTTGGTCTCCTTACCTTCACCATCAGTGTAGGTATGGACTTTCTCCTCTGAAGCGCTCTCCAGGAGTTTCTGGACCGTCTCCTTATGCTTCGGCAGCCAACGCATATCCTGCTCAGTCGAGTGAGCCGTTATGAAGGTCTTGATCTCCTCCTTCCGGGCCTTTTCCTGGGCCTCCTTGTTCTCCTCTTCCATCTTCTTCAGCTTCTTCTCAGCATCCTCTTTTTCCTTCTGAAGAATCTTGAGCTGCTCGGTAGACTGCTCACCGGTTTCCTTCAGCTCCGCAATCTCCTTGCTGAGCCTCTCTTTCTCCACCTCGTATTGCTTTTTCAATTCCTCCAGTTCCATCTGATTCACCTCCTTTTCTTGGGGTTTGAAATCAACTTCATATACTTTTACATCGGCCTCCTGCACACCATACATAGCCGCAATATCCGCCAGGCTGGTTACCGCGGGAGGGTCGCTTCCCAGAAAAGCCACCGCGGAAAGGACCCGCCGGAACTTCTCTTTGGTAGAAGGCTCGATATAATTCCAGATTACTTCCGAGGAGACCCGCTTATATCCACCTTTATTAATCACCTCGGCCAAAACCTTGGGCACGCCCTGGATGAAAGCCATTACCCTATCGCCAGCTCTTTTCAGCTTGGTAATCCAGCCGCCGGCGGGAAGGCCGCTACTCTGTAAGATTTGCTGGTCCTTATCATGCCCCAGCTTCACAAAGGGCTTGAGTTTGCCAATAACCTGGTTGGTCCCTTCTACCAGATCATCTATATCCTGGTCGGTATAGGTGTCCTTGTTCCAGGTGCCCTTCGCAAATACATCCTGCCAGCCAATGTCCACTGTCTCTATATAACTATGCTGGGTAGTCTTCTCCCATTTGTCGCCTTTCTTCTCCCAGCCGGCCTTTTCCAGACCTGCCCAGGCGGTTTGATTAGCTAATTTCTCCTGGTCCTCTTTATCCTTGTACTGCTCCCAGGCATTATTGAAAATCTCAATCCAGATCTTCTGCGCCTCCGCCGGCAGACCCTTGATCCGGTCGGGTATATTGTCAGGATATTTGTACGGCATCTTTCCCTCCCTTCCTCATTTATAGAATCCTTTCGGGTTCAGGGCTCGTGCTTTCATGACATCATGCGGCGAGATGACCTCGAATTGCTCTCCCAGAAGTACTGGCACCAATATTGATCGGCAGCTGAAATCCAGCGGCGGCACCATTACCGCCGGGTCACCTTTGGCGAATACCTTCCCATCCAAAAGCTGACACTGTAGAGTGGTGGCTTCATCCATCACCGCGGAGAATCCATAGCCGGCCATCATCTCCGCAATCGCCGGGTCATTCATCTCCGCGAACCGTCCCTGGTTATAGGCATCCGAAAAATTGGTGCGGATAGTCGCCTCCAGCCGATAGGGTTGTACCGGTTTACCATCTTTCAGCTCCAGACCCTCTCCGCCGATGAATTTCTTGAACATCTCATCCAATTCATGCTGCAGTTTATAGGTACTCCAACCCTGTTTGAGCCCCTGGTAGAGAAGTTCCTTACCCTCTTTTACGATGGCATCCTTGGTATAGCCGGCAATAGAGATACTCTTGGTTTTGAGATACTGCAGAGCTTTTTCCGGTACCATTCCCAGGGGCTCACCCTGATATTCTTTCTTAGCCCGTTTGATTTCCTCTTTCACACAGTCCTTGCCATACTCAAATAATTTGACCAGCCAGTCCCGGATACGGTCCCGGAAATCTCCCACATAGGAAAGCTGGATTTTCTCCACCTCATTCACCCGCCGCTTCTCCAGAATCTCTTTCTTAGCAATGAGTTTTTTCAAAGCTTCCCGTTGTTTCAGGAGAATCTGTTTCAGATCCTCAGCAGCCTCGCTTTCATAATTGACCAGGTCCCGGATAATCTGGGCAAAATTAACCTTCTTCTCTAAGGCATTCGGCTTGCGGGAGAAGATATGGACTGAGTGGGTGAAGGGTTGTAATTGCCCTTTCGGAGGTGGTAATTCCACTCCTTCTTCTCTGGCCGGGAGGTCCAGGAAACCTCTTACCCATGCTTCTTCAGGATTGATGAAACCGCCTTCTACCAGCATCTTGCAGATCTCAGCTTTATATTTTTGGTCCTTTTGGATTAGAGATTCAAAGCGGAATTTGGGATAGAGCGGAGTAGCAAAGTTATAGTAAATCAAGGGCTTGATGAGTTGCTCGTGCATGATGGTATCCTCAGTCTCCTTGCCCAGCCATTCCAGGACGTAGATAAAAATGTCAAAATGGGTCTTGGAAAGGGCCCAGCTTCCTTTCTTTCCGGTATCCATGAGGAGCGTCCCTACCAAGAGGGCCCGGGCAATCATGGCATTATTGGTATCAAATGCAGATTTATACCCGGCATCACCCCTCCTAGTAGCCTCCAATAGGTCCACCTTGAGGTTTTCCGGAATTGTTATCTTGGTGTCAGACTGAATCTTACCGAGGATAGCCAGAAAATCATCCTGTTTAGTATCGGGCGTCCCCGGTGGATATCTCCCGATAACCGTCGGCTGGCCGAACTTCTCCAGGAAGATATTCCAGAAGCGCTGAAGCACATCATTGGAGAAATAGTAGCGATACGCCGCCCGGAAGTCGCTTTTCCCATAGATTGAATCGCTGTCATCATCATCCGGGTTATAGGAGAGGATAATGAATTTGTTAACAGGGAGAGGCCTTCTATTTACTCCTTCTAAGAGTCCGTTCTCTTTGAGATTGCCGTGCTCATCGCAGTCGAAATTATAATTCCTGGCTTTGCGCACTTTAATATTTTGCAGGCCGATCATGCCGGCGAATTCTCCATCCGGGATAACATAATAATTTATCTCCCCAATAGAATAACCGTCCCTCATCGCATTCCAGATTTTCAAAAGAAAAGAATATACTGATCCCTTCATCTGCTCGAAGTTGCAGTCAATGAATTCTGCCTGTCTTTCCGCCTCCTCGTTATCTTCCTCGGCCGGGTCAATATGCCAGGGCGTAGAGAGCCGGGCAAATTTCTTAAGTAGGAAAACTGCCTTCACCTGCCCGTCTCTATCCTGCATCTGTCGGTATATATCCAGTCCCTTCTTCCCGATGAGGTCATCCGGGTTATAGGTGCCCAGTCCGGAAAGTCCCCAGCGGTCCACCGAGGCCGAGGACAATTCTCCCATCTCCGGCTTTCCCAAAACCTTCTGGGCATAATTTTTTAGGTTTTCGATGACCTTCATTTTTTTTGCCTACCAGTCCTGATTCGCCATCACCGACGGCCCTGCGCTCTTCGCCTCGATAGGTGCATAATCTTCTACCAGCGCCACCGCTCCCTCCAGGGCATCGGGGCCATCATCATGTACCCCGGTCTGACCGTGGAAAATGAGCTGCTCCACCAGCCGGTCCTGGTCGCTGTGCCCTTTCTGAAAACGAATTTTCCCTCGCTCTACTCGAGGGGAAAGTGATTGTATCCGTGCTTCTTTGTTGGTGCTTTGCGTAACCGGTTTGAGCGGCAGACGGTACCCTTTCTCCTTCGCCAGAGTGTCAAAGGCAAACCAGAGAAAATCGCCGATATTATTCTCCTCCCCGCCGATTTGCAGCGGGTGAAATTCTTCATAGCGGTTGTAACTGGCCCGACATATAGCATCCGGGGAACAACGTTGAATATAAGCATGCAAAACATAGATGATCCTATCGGCATCCACACCGATAATAATCAATGCCTTATAATCACTCGTCTCGTTAGATTTCAGCGAGGGATCTAAAAAGGCATAGATTCGTTCGATTCTCCCAATAATTTCCTCCGGATAATAATATTTGATCCATTCCTCCCGGAAGGAGCCTTCCTCATCCGCCGGTCTCTGCTGCATCCAGCGGTTGAATTCCACCGTACCCATGCTTTTCTTCTTTTTATCGAGTTGCTTTTTGGTGAATCCTTCCGGCCAGTAAGATGTTCCGTCGTCCTGGATAGCCTTCCATACACTGGAAGGGTGAAGTAGTTCGCCACTCTCATCTTTTTCCTCGATGAAATGACTCATCACGCAACGTTTGGCGATGATCTGCCCTTCCATGAGCATGTTGTATCCCTCTGCCATACCGCCCTGTACTTCCCCTTGCAGCCAGGAAATAGCTTCCTTGACGAGCTTAGGATTTTTGACATTTTTGGAGTTCTCCAGGTCAGTAATTACAAGTCTGTCCGGGCGGTATTGCCTCCAGCGTAATCCCTTGAAAGCCTGCCCGCGTCCCCGGGCAAGAATCCTCACATTGTTAGCAGTGACAAAGTCCGCATCACCCCAATAATAGGAGCCTCTCAGGTTCCCGAAGTCCTGCTTGATGCGCTCGTTTTCTTCAATTTCCAATTTGATGAAACGAGTAAAATCCGTGGCTTGGACATCCGTTTCCGAACCGATGATGATAAAATGCTTTAAAACAAAGCAAATGTCGTGCATAGGAGTTCCCAGAGCCGCCTCAGCAGTCTTTCCTGATTCACGTGGTCCGGCAAAGAATGCCGGCTCGTCCGAGATATCCAATTTAGAGCTAAGATCTCGGTGGAAATCGCCGAAAGGTTTGTAGAAATAATGCGGGCAATACGTCTCCATGAACCAGAGGCGGTCATGCCGGGCACGGGTACGGCGTTTCTCCTTGGCCTCTTCCGAATCATCCTCGAACCGGGTCGCCTCGGTCTTCATTCGGGCCAGAATTTCCTGGGACCGCTTATCAAATTCTTTCAGGGAGAGTCGTTTCATAACTTCTTCAATTCCTCTTTCAGTTTGTTAGCTCCTTCAACTACCCCTACCAATTCCTCCATATCCTGCTTGGCCAGGTTTAACCTTTCCAAAGAAAGCTCTTCCTGCCCACATAGAAATAGGGCGTAGTTAATCTGCTCCATAAGGCCCTGTGCCCTGATAAAAAGTTTCTTCAATTGTTCCTGTTTCTCTACCTGGATTCCTTTCTTCATCAAATCTTCCGCTCGACTCATCTTTTATCCTCCAATAGCCAGATTTATACCCGGCGAACTTATAAGTAACTCGCTGAATTGTTTTGTCGCTCTAATATTTATCCTTCGCTGCCGGCTCAAAGAAATAAATCCAAAATTAGAAAATAGTTCTTGATTATCAGGATTATCATTCACAGTTAAAAGCCATTGCCCTTTTGCTGCGGTGAGGATATCTTTTAAGCTAAACATATTCTCCTGTGACCAGGCTCCAAATGCAGTCCTACTACATTGAGTATAGGGAGGATCCAGAAAGAAAAAGGTTCCAGATCCATCATAGAGTTTGAGGCAACGTTCATAGTCGAGGTTTTCGATGTTTACCCGGTCAAGTCTCACTCTTAGCGCTTCAATTGCTCTTAGCATGTTTTCAATACTTTTGTTCGAACCTCCTCCCGACTTCTTCCCGGTGGCATATCCGTGATCATGACAGCCACCAAAAGATAAACGTTGTACCCAGAACCAGCGAGCTGCGCGTTGTATATCGGTCAGTCCTCTTTGAGCGCTGAAATCATAAAATTCAAGCCTGCTATTAAGGCAGTACTGCAACTCTCTCAAGAGTTCCCTGGAATGGAAGCGCACACATCGGTAGAAATTTATTATGTCCCGGCTAATATCATTGACGACTTCGATCTTGGACCGCTCTTTAGCCAGGAGAACAGCCAGACCGCCGGCAAAAGGCTCGCAATAGCAGATATGCTCAGGTATGTTGGGGAGAATATATTTCAATGCCCAGGACTTGCCTCCTGGCCAGGCAAATGCTGGTTTAACTCTTGTTTTTGTCATATCATCCCCTAATATATTCAAAATATTCCCGCATCCGCTCCCCTAACCATTCTAATTTGTCTTCCTCTTTTTTCGCCCGGTCTTTGAGGAAGCGGGTAAAGTCGTCGAACACGGTTATGGTCGCCTGGAGTGTATCCACTCCCCTGCGGATCTTCCCGATGGAAGCTACAATCTTGGCCAGCCCATCTATGAGTTTGGAATTGATTGCTTCCGCGGGAAGCTTCCGTACTTGCTCTATCTTGAGGGTAAGCACATCCTCCAGAGCCTGCACGGTCCCTGCTGGCGAAGCCTCATAAGCCCGGCGCTTCTCTTCCCATTTGGATGTCTGCTTCCATTTCGATAGCGTATTTATGGAGACCCCGGTGAGCTCGGATATCTGCTCCAGCGTCCGGTGTTTCTGCACATACAGCCGCTCACATTCCTGACCATAAATCCCATACTTACTCATTCTTTTTTTTACAATTCATAATTCGTAATTGCCTTATCCACGAATAATTTTCATAATCAAAAAAATTAAACTAACTATGGCCACAGCACTACCCAGGGCACCCAGGAGGCTGTAAGTTTTGAGTTCTACCCCCCGCAGGCGCTTGAAGATTTCGGTGATTTGAGTTTGATGCGTGATATTCACTGTTTTCTGCTCAGCGATGGACATCTTCACAACGGTATGGATATTATCTATGCCTGACTTGAGCTGGACATGTGTGACCCGATTAGATTTTGTAGATTTTGTAGAATTTTTCGACATTCTACAATCAATTCTACGGAGGAGTGTTCTGACTGTCTAAGGAATCTGCGGTAAGCTGCGGAATCTGAGAAACTTTTTTTTTGAAAAAAATCCGCTTTTTAGATAAGATTTTTTTCCTTTTTGGTGATTTCGGAGGTAGGAATACGCCATACGCCGCGCACCTTGAAAGCCGAGAGATCGCCTTCATTGATCATCCGGTAGATAGTGTCACTTGACACATTCCACCTTATCGCCAAATCCTTCACCGTATTGTAAGATTCCCTTTCTTCATTCATGGTCTTCCTCCCCTTCTTCTTCAATATCATCATGGATATGTTCAACTTCCTTCTTCAAATCTTTGAGTTTAGCGATAGTCCCTATTAGCTCCCGGCGGAGTTTCAAATTCCGCTCTCTTTGCTGTTTCATCCAGGGGCAGATGAAATCCTCATCGTTTATCTTTCTTTTTTTATTCTTCAATTTTGGTTTCAATTTTTCTTCTCTGGTTCCCGTTTTCAGGGCTGCTTCCACCTTGGGGAGCTCGAGCTTCAAATGCTTACCCAATCTCAGATAGGGTATCCGACCAATTTTGATCATGTAATAGATTTTCCCGCGGCCGACGCCGAGATGTTTTGTTAATTCTCCTACACTTACTAATTTCTGGTTTTCGCCCATTTTTCCTTCTCCCTTTGATCTTTCTTCAGATGAGGATTATTTCTGTGCTTCTCCGCCCATTGTTTCCGTTTTTTCAGCACCTTCACAAACTTCTGCATACTCTCCGGATCCGCAGCATCAAAATCTCCCCCCATCACATGATTAAAGAATCCTTTAAGATTCACAATTCCTGCCTCCGGCGCCAGATGCTCTATCATCCTGCGGCTGTCCCCCCCACCGTTTTGCTCCGCAAACCGAAACTGTGGGGGCAGGCAGGTCTTACCCTTCAGATGGTCCAGAGCCTTCCCAATTTGCCAGGGGCTCAGTCGCCGGATGGATGTGTACCTGGTCAAATCAAATACCAACGCATGGAGTTTTGCACTGGCTTTTTCTCTGCCAAAAACATGATTTGCCGTCCCCCACAAGGCTCTAAGCATAACAACCCGGGGGGGATATCTCTTCTTCATCCGTTCACCTGCGTTTACCCGTGTTAATCTGTATTACTACTGATCGCGAAAACTAGAATTGATTTGTCCATGTCCTCGCGGAAAACACTCTCAGCTATCGCAAGTTCAATAAGTTTTACTTTTCCTAGCCCCCATTTCTCTTGCACTAATTTCTCAATCTCCTTATCATCCAACTGTATTTTCCCTTCCATAATCCCTCCCTTATCCTGTTAATCCTGTCAATATTTTTTTCTTCCTATGTTTTTTGTGTCCTCAGTGGTTAGTTCCGTGTTCCGAAACTTCTTCCAGCGTTAACTGTCCCAATAACTCCGGCAGGCTGATTTTTCTGAGCTTGGCCGCCCGCTTCAGGATACTCAGCGCATGTCCCCGCAGGGTCTCGTAGGTTTTCTTCAACTCCTCGCGGTCCGCAATCATGTAATACCCGCCGGCGTAATTAGAGCCGATAGGCTGGCCATGCTCCTCGATGAGGTCCTTGATCGCCTGTCTGATAGTCCGATCATCCAAGCCGGTGAGGAGCGAGAGCTCCATCCGGCTAACGCTGTTCTGCTTCCCCTTGTGGTGCAGAATCTTGGAGAGGACCAGCCCCTCCTCAGTAGTCAGAAATAGATCCTGTTCTACCATTTTCTCCTCCTTGTCTCCCTAGTTTTCGATAGAAAACTAGGGAGACAACCCCCCTGCCACATTTCGCCCCTAGAAATTGCCATGCAATTTCAGGGACCTAGTCCCGGGAATCCTGCGGATTCCTCGGGGGAGAAATGTAGGGGGGCCATCAACTGTCCTTATCAATTCTTTCAATCTTACAGCTCGGCTTTTTCTCCTTGATCTCGATGGCTCCTAGAAGGAGTCCCTTGAGATTTTTATCTTTCGTGGTCTTCATAAACTCTATCGCTTCCCGGGTCGGCTTGTAGCTCACCGTCCGTTTGAAGAATTTCCGGAATCTCTTCGCCTTAAGGGCCGGCGCCAGATTCTCCACCTTCTCAATATCCGCCTTCTCGGTCTGCCCCCAGATGACCTGGGACTTGCCAATGATGCCATTCAGAGTACAGGACCCCCGGCCATTGCGCTGTTTACTGGCAATCCGGATCAGATTCGCCTTCACAAAATCCAGCCCGGTACTCAGCTCACCAATTTTCTCCTGTAAATTTAATCCGGAGCGGGTGAGCTTGACAATCCTGGCCTCCTCCGGCGACACCCGATAGATCCGATTATTGATCCGCATTTCTCTCTTTTGTCCTTCCTTTCTCATACTCTCATCACCTCCTTTTTTACCTGTGTTAATCTGGGTTCATCTGTGGTTAATTTTGACCTGACTATCTCGGAAAGCTCCCCCGAGGGAGCGAGCTTTTTTTCTTCTTTATATCCTAAGAATCGGGCCAGACTTCCCTTACTCAACTTCTTCTCACCCGCCAGGTAAGCCTCGCCCAGGATCCGGTAGATAATGCTCTGTAGTTCCAGCACTGATACATTGAAAGAGGCCAACAGCGCAAGCGTATCCGGCTCGCAGATAGATGCAATACCTTCCAGATACAGCTCCTGTTCCCCAGTGCTGAATCCCGAAAGTTCCACTATCTCCGTGCGCAGACCCATCTCCTTGACCCTCTCCAGCTTCATCTTCAGCAATGGCTGGCCGATGAGCAGGAGAGAAAATAGGGGACTCTGTCCCAGGTACCGGAGCTCACGCAGACGTTTCAGAGCCCTCAAGGTATTCAGAGGTAGGGCATGGGCCTCATCAATCACCACGCAGACCTTCCTCTGCTGTCTTACCCCCCAGCCTAAGAGTCTTTCCACCTGGCGGCGCCGGGCCAGACGTGATTTTCTGGGT